GTGGGCGCTCGTCGTAATCGTCATAGTCATCAGCCATTCTATTACAAGCTAGATTAATAGGCAAACATCATTCCCGCACGACCGCCATAGACACGTAAGATATTATACGTTTCTGCATAAACATAAACCGTGTAACGCTCAACTAAGTCATCTGTTATATTGCCTGTCTTACCATGAAATCCCATGGTCAAATTAAGACGCTGTATCTTGTCTAGATTTGCCTCGCCCATGGGCATTGAAAAGGGTGTATGGCCATTCTGTAATCCTAGAGGAACATTGTAGAAATATCGATTGACCCATGGAGCCTTTCTTTGTTCCATAGATGGTATCAAGGACCTGAATAGGGCTACGTTTTCTGTGCTGTAACGCGTGAGTGTCTCAGAATAACTTAGTGCTAACCATCTGATAGGCTCTGAATTGCGCGTGGAGAAGCCAGGCTTCAAGGTCTTAGGAAGACGCTCATTAAGGCCCTGAGCATCTGGCCACCAGGGAGCCTGTATCTGACCATCTGTAAGGTCGCGTGTGCACAAGAAGCGTGCATTATATCCTGGAGCCTCGTATTTCTGACAAAAGAAAAAGAGATCTCGTGTGGGATTAGGCACAATCAAGGGTATTCTGGCGAAGTTGTTATTCTGAGTATCAACTGGATCATATATATAATGCTGAACAATGGGGACCTGTATATCTGCTATACGAAACCTGTTAGCCTCTGGCTTATCCAAATATACGTATTCTACCAGGAGGTAAGCATCCGTCATAGAGTATTGCGTGGGCATTGTGACAGATGATTTCTTAACCTTCTGTCCAGGGGATCTGACTGGCTCTAGACCAGGGACTACCGAGCCATTTGGATCAGCATTATAAAAAGAAGACCCTTCCATGGGCCACAAGGATACCCCTTGAGCATTCCCCTGAACGACATTTCCTGAGCCATCTAGGTTCCTTGATTGCGTATAGTAAAGACCAGCAATGGTATTAAAGTCTAGTGTAATACGTGTCTCGTCTATGTTCAGTGCATCTATGGGCAAGAAACACCCTGGGTCACCTCTTGAAAACCAAAAGGGCAAGTTCACTACGACCTGCTCGGAAGTGCTTGTTGTGCCAAACGAGGTATCTGTGAACCCGTTGTCCTTTCTCAATATTTGACGACTTGTTTCTACTGTCTTCTCTAGGGGTGTCTGAAACTCATCAATGACTTCCATGAGTTGTCCAGGGATTGTATCTGAGAGGACACCGCCAATGTGTAGTTGAACCTGATTCACCAAATTGTGTCCTAGAGAGTTTGTCCAACCAAAGTGTGGTCCTACAAATCCTGGTTGTGACTGTGCTAAGAGTTGTGGCGTCTGAATATCTGGCATCTGAACAACCAAAAAAACTCTAGATATAAGCTCACCCTGAACAGGCAATCTGGCTATGGCTATCTTTCCAAAGTCTGGTTTTGTTGCGAAATCTATTCTGGCCCAATTCGTTCCATAGCGTCCTGCTTTCACGAAAACACTTAACAGAGAACCAATACTTGGTTGTCCTTTTGGAGGTTGTAAGCGTTCGTCTTGCATTCCTGTTGATATAATTTTGAGTAGGCTGGCTACCATCTATTCATCTTTTGTCATTTTGTTTATATAATATTTGGCGTGTTGTTTGCAGACATGATCTGATGTAGCATCTTTTAGAATAGCTGAACGTGAACAGCTCTTACCTTCCTGTGTAAGAGCTGTACAGATATATGCCATGCTATGACCTCTACGAACCTTGTTCTTCATCCATGCCTCAGACGACTGGTCGAAGAACTCCTTAGTGAACTCCTCAATACCAGGCATTTTGCTTATCATATATGAAGTTCGTTTATCAATTTTAATCAATGAATACCTTGTTACAGATGCCATTGCCAAAGCGAACCCATTGAAACGCATAGACAAACACGTGAACCTCCCATTCTGTATCTGAACTGCCCCCTGGAGGCTTGACATTCAAGGTTAGACGCAATGTATTCAGACGACTTGCGTTAATAGAACCTGTGGGGTCATGTTGCCCAGGATGTCTAGCAAAAGAGTAACCATAGATGAAGGCATCATAGGGTATCTTACCACCCCTATGGGCTCTTGAAATATGAGAACGAAACCATGATTCATCCTGGCTTATAATATCTTGACCATTCGCCTGTATTTTAGCAGAGACTAGAAGAGGTTCTAGGGGTGCAAAGGTAGGATGATAATCTTTTTCTAGGGTTGCACTGTAATTTGTCCAATCATTATTCAAGGTAACTGCAGCCTTACGTCTTACGAACCATACAATTTCCTCTATAGGCTGGTTGGCTTCTAGAGGAAGCTGAACCGTAATCAGATCATTCCCCGTCTTATTTATTACATATTTCAATGGCTCTGTGAAGTCAAATTGCTGTATCTCTCTGAAGGGTCTTTCAAAGGGTTGTCTGAGAAGCATCTCACGATAGGGGCCGTCCACGAACACACCCTGTGTTAGAAGCTGGATATTCTTTAGCATAGGTTCATCTTTAGAGGAGTAAATAGATTTAATCCTATTCATAGTCTGACGATTATCTATAATCTTGAATTCCTTTCTAAGAGGCATATCAAGACAGTCAGCACGACTTCCAGATAGGATACGAACAATCTGATCAAATCGTTTCAAGGTCACACGAATTCTCATAGTTCCCTCACGACATGCTATCAAAGGAAAGGTAGCAGTTATCTTTTCTCTGAGCATAGAGAACGCTAGGGGAACTGTTACCCAACCATCTTCTGTAAAAAAAGCTCTCTTTCCATCTGACGCTTTCAAGTCATCGATTGACTTCAATCCTATAGTATCTGCTAAGCCAAACTGTGTGTTCAAATCTGCGAATAATATAGAGCTAACATGAATAGAATCGCCCGTTACTCGTTCTAAGACCTGGTCATCGACTTCCAAGGTAGCCTCTTCTAGAACTGCTGTGCCAAGAGAATTACAGTATGTCCATAGTTCCTCAGGATTTACAAGGCTAATATTATTACGTCTTAAATCCTCTCGTATAGCTCCTGTAAACCAGTCACCAAGCTGTAACTGTATAAAAAGACCACTTATCAAATCTCCAGAATTCATATGACCCATCTCGAAGGTAAAGGTTTGACCGAATGTAGCAGGTCCTCTAAAAGTAAACTCTCTCATAACGGATGACATAGGAACTGTCCGTAGTGTTTCATCTCTGGTAAACCTTGTTGTAGTAGCATCTAATGGAAAAATAATATTATCCTGAACGTCTCTTGATACTAAGTCTATAAGAGTTGTAGCAGGGCCTCTTGGCTGTTTTGTTCCATATCCATTTTTTTGATTAATATCCATCTATCTACTTAGTGCCCGTGCTTCCAAACCCGCCCTCGCCCCGCACCGTCTCAGGAAGTGAATCCACGTATGCAACCTCCTTGATATAGCCAAGCGCAGGTGCGATAACCTGGAAGAGGCGAGTGCCCTTCTCAATGCTACAAAGCTTAGAACCCACTGAAACTACAGGGGCCATGAGCTGACCGCGGTAAGACCGGTCAATAATACCACGACTGTTCGCCATGATGAAGCCAGTCTTGTAAATGGAAGAACGGGGCTCAAGAGTAAAGTGGCTATCCTCCACTAGCTCCACACCCTCGTCCATAGGAGTGAACCGAACCATGCGAGCCTTGACACCCAGGGGGGCCAGAGTAGCTACTGTAACAGGTGTCTGATCGGTAACCACCTTCAGGTCGTAGCCAGCATTGTCCTGAGAAAGCTTCTCAACCGTGCCAACCTCAGGATAAAACGGGGCACCCTGCTCAGTCACTAGAAGCTCAAGACGGTAATAAGAAGCCATTGTGCTTAAATATAGCTCAGTGACCTGGTCAATTTTATCGCATAAAATTGACATTGTGCCAGGGCGTACACTGATATCACAATGACAAGCTTTTCAGACGTTGCTAGTTCACTCACTCTACCCCCCTGGTGTATGCGGAAGAACCATACGCCAAAGGACGAGCTAAAGGATGACCTGAAAGTCCTTCTTGTAACCTTTGGCCTCTATCTAACCTCGTATTGGTGGGGCTTTCACTCCCTCTGTATCCTCTCAATGGCAGTCATGAATATCATCACCTTTCAGGCCGGTATTAGCTTTCATCAGTATTACTCGAAGCCCATTCATCTGAACCAGTTTGATGAGCTCGATGTATCTACGAGTTCTGAGGTGAATGAGACTTCAGAGGATGAACTTTCTCTGAAGCAGAGAGAGCATGGAGCAACTCTTCCACGGGCTTTGACGGAAGAGCAGGAGGAGAAGCTATATCAGCAACTCCGCGAGGTTGTAGAGGAGACAAATCTCCGAAACCGTAAGAGGCGTGTTGAAAACACAGCTCGTACGCCTTCTTCAACTACACTATGTGAGGAGGGTGAGATTACATCATACCCTCCTATCCCTCAGTCAGATGTAGAGGACGATCGTGATGAGTATAAGGATATGCCGCCCCTAGTGTCACCTGATACGCTCAAGTCTATCTATCAGATGGATTCGAGGTGGGCAAATGTTCCTAACTTCTCTCAGACCCATTATCTTCACAATTACATGGATGATGTTGATTAATTGCCATAGGCTTAATTGCCATAGGCTTAATTGCCATAGGCTTAATTGCCATAGGCTTAATTGCCATAGGCTTAATTGCCAAAGAG